CTTCCAGCAGGCCGAGGAGATCGCAAACGCCAGAGCCTCTCGTGCTGAGAGGGCTGCTCTCGCTTCCTACTTCCAGCAGCAGGGTCTGAGCGAGGAGCAGATCAACCAGGCCATCGCGGACTATAAGGCCCAGCAGGCAGCGCAGAAGCCCAACGTGGACGCCATCACAAGAGAGCGCGACGAAGCTCGCGCAGAGCGTGACGCTCTGAAGAACGCCCAGACACTCCGCCAGAAGGGGGTCCGCGACGAGGACGCTGACTATGTCATGTTCAAGGCCCAGGCTCTCATGAAGGAGGACAGCAAGCTGGACTTCGACAAGGCCGTCACTAAGTTCCTGAAAGACAACCCGCGCTTTACCACTGCCGGCGGCGGATCCTACCGCGTGAAGACCGGCACGGACGGCTCCGGTGCAGGTGGCTCTGATACCAAGAGCAACTCCTTCATCAACGACGCCATCCGCAGAGCGGCGCGGAGATAACTCACAAAATTATGGAGGTATAACCACATGAAAAAGTTCTTTAATCTTCAGCTGTTTGAGACTGACGCCCAGATCATCGACAGATCCGGCGCCGAGTCCCTGATCCCCGAGGAGCGTGCTGCGGAAATCATCCAGGGCGCCATCGCCCAGTCCGCTGTCCTCTCCATGGGCCGCCGTCTGGCTAACATGACTGCAGCCCAGACCCGTCTCCCTGTTCTGGATGCTCTGCCTATCGCCTACTTCGTGAACGGCGACACCGGTCAGAAGAAGACCACCAAGCAGGCATGGGACAAGAAGACCATCATCGCCGAGGAGATCGCGGTCATCGTTCCCATCCCCGAGGCAGTTCTGGACGACGCCGACTACGACATCTGGGGCGAGGTCCGTCCTCGTATCCAGGAGGCCTTTGGCCAGGTTATCGACGCCGCCATCCTGTTCGGCACTGACAAGCCTGCAACCTGGCGTGATGGTCTGGTGCCTTCCGCTACTGCTGCCGGCGCAGTGAAGCAGATCTCCGATGATCTCTACACTGACCTGCTCGGCGAGGGCGGCACCATCTCCAAGGTGGAGGAGTCCGGCTACTTCGTGTCCGGCCATGTGGCCGACATCGGTATGCGTGCTAAGCTGCGCGGCCTGAAGGACGGCAACGAGCGTCCTCTGTTCCTGAACTCCATGCAGCAGGCTGGCAACTATACCCTGGACGGCTCCGCCATCCAGTTCCCTCGCAATGGTGCCTTCGACAAGACCATGGCCCACATGATCTCCGGCGACTTCTCTCAGCTGGTGTACTCCATTCGCCAGGACATCACCTTCAAGCTGTTCACTGAGGGCGTCGTGCAGAACACTGACGGCTCCATCGCCTACAACCTGATGCAGAACGACATGGTCGCTCTCCGTGCCGTAATGCGTCTGGGCTGGGAGATCCCCAACCCTGTCAACGCTATGGCCAAGGACAAGGCGAAGCGCTTCCCCTTCGCTGTCCTGACTCCTGGCGCCTAAGTAAAGGAGGTGCAGCCTGATGTACGTCTCCTATGATTTTTACAAGCAGACTTTCGGGGACACGATCCCCGAGGCTGACTTCTCCAAAGTCGAGGCCAAGGCGGAGGCGGTCATCGGCTACCTGACCTATATCAACGGGGACATCTTCGCCAAAGAGGACAACCGCGTGAAGCTCGCGGTCTGCGCTGCGGCGGAGGTCGTCCACTACTACAATACCCAGGCCAGTGCAAACGGCAACCAGGCGGCAGGTGTGAAAAGCGAGACCAACGACGGCTACTCCGTGACCTACATCACGGAAGGCCAGGATGGCCAGACGGCTGAGGAACTTCTCCGGAAGAAGATCTACGAGGCCGTCCGCGTCTACCTGCTGCCGACCGGATGGCTGAGTCGGGTCCTGAAGGGAGGCTGCGGCCGTGTATGTTCAGACAGCGATCACAGTCTTTAATAAGCGACTGAGTGCAGACCGTCGAGAGGTCTACTTCCCGACCTGCATCCGCAGCGCGTCGTTTCTGGAAAATAAGAGCTCCGGCCACTCCACGGACGGAGCTCACTCCCAGAGCCTCGCCTACAAGCTGCGGATCCCGGCCAACGCAACGGTCCAGAACGGCCGGAGCTACGTCTCCGAGGCTGAGTATGCCCGCATGGACGACGCGGCCGCTGCCGGCTGCTGGACACTTCAGACGGGCGACTACGTCGTGCCGATGGAGACCGCGCTGGCAGATCCCATTGACGCCGGAGCGCTGGAGGAGCTCGCAGCTCACAGCCAGCTGATCCACGTCAAGGAGTACGCTGACAACACCATCAGAGGCTCGGCCGCCGTGAAGCACTGGCGGATCGGAGGCGAGTAAAATGGCGTTTAAGCCCATCACCAACCCCAGGGGCGTCATCATCCAGGGAAAGAACGGCAAGGCCCAGCTGATCTGGAACGCCGGCTGCGCCCCGAGAATGAACGAAGTGCTCAGCAGAAAGCAGGAGATCATCGACAGCGAAGTGCTCAGGCTCTGCGCTCCGATGGTCCCTAAGCGCACCGGCGCCCTGGAGCGATCCGGCACGCTGGGCACTGTCATCGGCTCTGGCGAGGTGCAGTACATCGCACCCTACGCCCGCAAGCAGTATTACAACACCAGCCAGACCCGGAGCTACGACTCCAGGCGCGGCGGTATGTGGTTCGAGAGAATGAAAACCGCACACAGAGCGCAGATCCTGAGACTGGTCAACGGAAAGTAAAGGAGGCCCAACATGGTCAAGTCAATCATCGAGGGCGTCGCCAACTATTTCAGGGACTGCCCTCTCCTCAGCGCCGGAGTGTTCCGCGTCGACGCCCTGGGAGATAAGCCGCAGGAGTACACCATCGAGACGGGGATCTTCAACCCCATCATCGAGACGTACATCGACGGCAGCTCCGACCGGCGTTACCAGTTCAACTTCGGCAGCCGGGAGTATTACAGCATGGACCGGCTCCAGAACATTGCCAACAGCACCTTCTACGAGGACTTCGCCAACTGGGTCGAGGCTCAGGAGGCGGCCGGCAATTTCCCGGAGCTGCCGGAGGGTATGCACCCGGAACAGCTCAGCGTGCTCTCGTCTGGCTATATGTTCGACGAGTCCATGAGGAACGCACGCTATCAGATCCAGTTAGAACTCATTTATCACAAGGAGGCATAAGCACATGAAAAAGTTTGATCTTCAGCTCTTTGACGAGAGCCGTGCTGCCCTGCTTCGCAACGCCATCGCGGACTATGCCGAGATCGACGGCGCCTTCGAGCTCATGGGCACCGGCTTCACCACTCTGGACGAGAGCCCCAACGCACAGACCGACAGCGAGACCTACATCAACGAGGTCACTGCATCCACCGACATCACCAGCTACGAGACCGAGTTCGCCTATGAGTCCCGCCTGATCCCTTCCCAGAAGGCGATCTACAAGCTCTGGAAGATGGGCCGCGATCACGCCACTGGCAGCGACGCCCAGCTGAAGTATGTCCGCGTGGAGCTGTTCAACCCCGTCGGCGAGCCCTCTGAGACTTCTGCCGAATACACCGCCCGCCAGTTTACCGTGGCCAACGAGGTCAGCGAAAACTCTGGCGCCGGCGGCGAGAAGATCAGCGTCACCGGCACTCTGCACGCCGTCGGCGATCCCGTCCTGGGCAAGTTCGACACCGTGACCAAGAAATTCACCGCCGGCGACTTCAAGGGCAAGTACGACACCGCAGCAGCTGCGGCTCAGTCCTAAACAACGCAACAACTGGCTCCGCGCGACTGGCCTGATCAGGCAGTGAGCGACCAGGCACCAGCAGGCCAAACGGTGCAGCCTGCTGGTGCTCTTTTTATAGCGCCGACCAATGGAGGAAAACAAAATAATGGAATTGATCATTAACAACGTCAAGCTCGAAGGCGATCTGATGGACGCCGACTTCATGGAGAAGTTCGAGACGGCCATGGTTAAAATGCGCGACTCTGCTCTGGAGGCGAAGCGTCAGAGCTTCCCGACTGCTGCGGCCAATTACCGCGCCCAGTGCGAAGTCGTCAACACCTGCTTCGACGAGATCTTCGGCGCCGGCACGGCTGTCAAGCTGTTCGGCGGCAAGATGAACGTCATGGATCACCTCATGGCCATCGAGAAGGTCAGCGAGTGGGCCGCTGGTGAGCGCAAGGCTCTCAACGACCTCACCAACCGCTACACCCAGCGCCAGCAGAACGCCGTCCGTAATATGCAGACCGCGCAGTTCGTCTCTCAGAAGCACGGCAAGGGTAAAAAGCGCTGAACCTGCTGATCGACGGGCTGCCGGAGGAGGTAGAGATCGCGGGCCAGCTGGTCCCGATCAGCACGCACTTCCGGACAGGCATACTGTTCGAGGAAGTGCTGCAAGATCCTGAGCTCGATGATCTGGAGAAGATCCAGACCGCGCTCCAGCTATACTTCCCCGGCGTCATCTTTGACCCTGATGTGCTCGACGAGGCGATCAGTAAGATGGTCTGGTTTTACCGCTGCGGCGTGGAGCCCGCAGAGACGACGGGCAAGTCCGCAGACGACACCGTCAACGATGAACCGCCTTTTTCCTACGAGCACGACGCTGACTATATTTTTTCCGCGTTCATGCAGGCCTACGGCCTGGATCTGGCGCGGCGCCCCCTCCACTGGTGGCAGTTCCGAGCGCTCTTTAGATCGCTACCCGAGGACACGCAGCTGGTCAAGATCATCGGCTACCGCACGATGAAGATCCCGGCCAAGATGTCCAAGGAGCAGCGGCAGCACTATGAGAAGATGAAGCGCATCTACGCTCTCCCTCAGTCGGCTGACCGTCAGCAGCTCGAAAGTGACCTAAACAACCTACTTATGAACGGCGGCAACCCTGCCGCACTCTTGAATGGTAGCGAGGTAAGGTCATGGCATCAGATGGAACCCTAAAATTTGACACAAGCCTGGACTCCGGCGGTCTACAGTCGGGGATGGGCAAGGTCGCAGGCATCGCACAGCAGGCGCTGGGCGTGTTCAGCGGCCAGATGATGACCAGGGCAGTCGATAGCCTGGTCAACCTCGGGAAGACGGCCCTCAGCAGTGTGGGCGCTCTCGAACAGAACGTGGGCGGCGTCGAGACGCTGTTCGGCGACACTGCGGACGCAGTCATCGCCGCAGCGGATCGCGCCTACCAGACGGCAGGAATGTCTGCCAACGACTACATGAGCACGGTCACGAGCTTCTCGGCGTCCCTGCTCCAGTCCCTCGGAGGTAACACCGAGGAAGCCGCCAAGGTGGCGGACATGGCCATCATCGACATGGCCGACAATGCGAACAAGATGGGCACGTCCATGGATATGATCCAGAACGCGTACCAGGGCTTCGCAAAACAGAACTACACCATGCTGGACAACCTGAAGCTGGGC